GTTGGCTTTGAATAAGGTGGTTTGACCTTGGACGATAGGCATTAGGAAACCTCAAACTTATTATTTTTTGAAAAGTTTTCGGACGCCCTCATAACTTGCAAATTTGATGGCACATGAAGACCAGAAACCAATTCGCCTTGCAATGGAATAATATGGTCAACAGTCCATTTTACGCCTTCAATTTTGCTTAATAAAGCAGCAAGTTTATATTCATTTTTAATACGTTCACGGTCAATATCATTTAACCATGCGGGGGTACGGTTTATTTTTGATAATCTTCTAGCAACAACTGATGCATGACGTGTAGCTTTGTTATTTTGACGATTTCGTTTTGACATGGCTTTTACTTTGTCTGGATTATTTTTATTCCATTCAAGTTGTGCAGCATAAATTTTATCTTTATTTTTTTGACGATATTTTTTATCATCAGCTAGTTTTTTTGCCCATAATATAGAATTATTTTTTAATTTTATATAATCATTTTTTTTATATTGCAAATAAATTTCTGGATTTTCTTTTCTGCGTTTTTTTAAAGATAATTTTGCGCATTCCACGCATGCACCAGAAACTCTACGTAACCCATTTAACTCTGGATGTTTTGTGCATAAAGAACCGTAACAAGTTGGTAAACCTTGTTTTTTGGCTTCTTGTCTTGTAATTTTTATCATGCTTTGCTATATGGTAATTTTGTTTGCGTTTCACGATAAGCATCGCCACGTTCTAAAGTATCGCCAAGACGTTTCATTTCGCCAAGCGCTTCTTGGTATTTATCTTCGTAATACTTAATAATGTCCTGTTCCTGCTTTTGGAATAACATTGCTTCACGCATAGCGCCATAAAATAGTACAGGGTCATAATTATCACCAAGCCAGCTTTGACCTTGGGCATTATTGACGGTGGCTATGCTAATGGTAAATCCTGAGCCTGTACCGCCAATATCGGCTGAGGCTACGCTTAATACATCTCCAGCCTGATAGAAACTACCACCATTTTGTAAGGTGACAGTTGCTACGTTGCCACTACCGTTGACTAAAATATCACAAGTAGCGCCCGAACCAGAACCGCCAGTCATTGAAATATTTTGATATAAGCCGGGGCTATATAAAGTACCTGCGGTAAAAGTGGCATTTAAAGTAGCTGTAACGCCTTGAACAATTGACACTGGATAGTAAAAATAATGTAACTCAGTGCTATAAGACGAGTCAGGAGTAGGACCAACAATAGCGGTTAGCTCATTAACATTAGAAGTAGAACTACCAAAAATAGCGTAGTACTTAGGCATAGTCCAAGATGTTGAGCCATTATTAGGATACGCTTCACGAATAAAGTTGACATCTTTGTTTAATAAATAAGTGTAATTACCGCTAGAATCAATTACAGCAATAGAATACGTGGCTAACCAGTCAAACGGCAAAGTTAAATACTGGTTGCCAGAGCTAAATGTTCCTGTAACGTTTTTACGCAATGATGGAATTTGAACCGAGTTGTATATACGAGTTTCAGCCTGCTCAACAAAGAACGGAATATTAGCAACAAACGTAGGCTCATTGGTTTGAGCGTATGTCTGTATATTGTTTAGCAGGGTCTCGTAATTCATTACGCCATCGGTCCTCTAGCAATACGACCTTTAGTAGCCGCACCATTACCACGGGTCTCAAGACCTTCAGTTTTTACTTTACCGGTTCCATAGGCAACGCCATTTGTTAATGGGTCGCTAATAGATGCGTCTTTGGCTGACTTAGTTCTGCCATATTCGCCATCCTTCATTACTTCTGTACCGTCAATAGACTTTCCTGCCATTGTGTGTGGACGGGCATAGTCACTTGCTGGTTTGTCATCACGATTTTTACCAACTACCATTTTTGAAGAATTCTTGGTTGTTGGCTTTACATTTTTTGCGATTGCCATATTAACGACCTCTTGAAGAAGACTTTTGATTAGCTACACGAGCCATATTACGTCCCATGCTACGCAAGTTTGCTTGGGTTACACCACCTTTAGCCATTTTCTTAGCGTCCATGCCGCCCTTTTTGAGCTTGAGCTTGGTGTGTTCACCTTTATGCTCTTGAGCATCGTGCTGCTTCATAGCTTTTTTAATTTCCTTATCAGCCATAGCTTTATCTTGCTTCATATCTGCTTTTTTTGATTCCATCTTTGCCATTTTTAACTCCTAAGTTACTGTTATTGTTACTGAATTAATATTACCGTTCCCAACTAAATAATTGGGAGTAAGGTTTCTATCAAAACCACTAGAGCCTCCAACGGGAGCATAGCCCCACTGAAATACTCTACTACCACCTTCAGGATATCCAGCTTCTGTAACAGAAGTGTTTCCGCCCTGTTGTATCTGTAAACCATTTACTCCAGAAGCATAATAACTAATATCTGGTCTTGGTTCTCTTACCGCCTGAGGGTCATTCACCGGATACATACCCAATCTTAATTGAGGATGGTCTGGGTCCCAACACTCTGGACATACCTTAATACTTACCAACTTTGTTTTAATGGTTAGTTTTTTTAATTGTACTAACTTAAAACGTTGACCACAGCGGTCACATTCGGCTATTGAGTGTTTAGCTGAAGCATACCGTGTTGGCATTACTTACCTCGCATAAAACAGATTGCGTGGCACAAATCGAATAGACACATCCTCTCTATCTTCTTCCATAGCTTGTTCAAGCTGAGTCATATATTCTTGCTTTAAACCCATAGCGCGCTGAATATCAATTCCCGGAATCTTCATAGAAAGATAATAAGATAGTCCAGCAACCAAACAGTTAATCCATCTAAATGGGATATCTTGGACATAAGTACCCGTTCCAGAATCTTGAACACGTCTCATACGCCAATAAACAAGCGTATAGGTCGTCCCGTTATCTGGGGTGGGCCATACTGCCAAAGATGGTAATTGCTGGTCATAAATAGGCGCTCCGACGCTATGAGACGCCGCTACAGTATTATATTGACCACGATAGCAGTTTAATAGCTGATTACCTGAAATATTGACATATCCAATGATTTCATTGTCAATCTGGATAAATCCAGTTGAGCGCATTTCAAATGTAGAGCTAAGGGTAATTGTAGTCGCTGTTGGGGTCAATGAAGCCGCTAAAGTGACGCCCGTATAAATATTAGAGTTACCAGTTTGACGATTGTACCAAACTTGAATTGGACGTCCGTATGTCAATTTATTAGGAATTGTGGAGTATGTAGACTCTGAAATACGGTTTAAATTGATATCTTGCTGATTAGATGCGCTTGCATTATTGGTTCTAGTAACCAAATCTAAAATATCAATCGTATCCGCCCCAACTGGGTATAGTGCTTGACCATAAACTAATGGAATGGAGATTTCCTCAACTGTCCAAAAGTTAATACCACGGTTAGCCCACTCAATGGTTAAAAGGTTAATAGACCGTTTAGCGGTTTTTAAATCATATCCAGTGCGTAATTGCGAGCCACATCTCTCAAATGACTCTTCGACAAGTTCAGTGAGGTCAAGGTTAAATGTAGAATTACCACTGGTATATGCCATTATTTCTTCATGCCTTTAAGGGTTTCAGCCAGTCTAGCTCTCTGCCCTAATTTGCCGGGTTTTTTTGCAGCGGAAGCTAGTTTTTTGGCAGGAATAGTCTTGCCTTCCTTGACGCCTAACTCTTTGCGTAAAGCACCGGGCTTTTTAATAGCACCTGATATCCAATTTTTAGTTGCCATATTTTCTACTCCTTTTCATATTACAACTGGCATGGGCTAATTGTAAATTATCTGCTGTATCATCTTGAGAATGCCAATATGGTACCTTATGGTCAATATGCATGCTCTTTAAATCATTAAAATCAAGGACGTCACCGCATATAGCACAATTATTTCCATCTCTTTGTTGTAACAAAGATATAACCATAAATCTCCATGTCTGTGGAGTAACACGGTTTTTTATGCCTTTTTCTTTTCGTTCTTGGCGCAATTCTTTATTTCTAGCTAAAATTTTTTCTTTATTAGCCTGATAATAAATCTTGTAATAATCTGGGTTTTGGCTGCCGTTTACACGACTAATGCCAGATTTTTTGTACTGCAAACGTGGTAACTTATCAGCGCCTCGAACTTCAGCCATTATTTTTTCCTCGCTGCTCTCATGTTATCGACTAAATTGGGATAAGGTCTGCCAGCCGCTTTAGCCATTTCTTTGGCTTTAGCTTTCTTTTCAGAAGACATTTTCTTGGGTTTTCCTAATCCTTTTGGACGTGGCTTATCCCAAACTTCTCCGCCTTTTTCGTAAAGGTCAACATCATCCGGATTATCCGTGCGATGAATAACCTTTTTCTTAGGCATTTTGGATGGGCTAATATCACCCATTCCACGGCTTGGCATCATTTCTTTTTGCCCTTAGCCATTCCACCGCCACACATAGCTTTTACGTGCTCGTGGTGCAATTTGTGACCAGCAGCATGAGC